CAGACTCCCAGGTATCTTTCAGCGTCTCCTGAACAAAAGTTTTTGCAGAATCTTTATCGGCGGTGCGAGTAACTGAAAGGCCATCGTTGCTGGTGGATTTGATGATCACTTCTACATCGTCATAACGTTTACTGACACGTCGCAGCATTTCTTGTTGCAGGGCAGGAACAGAACCTTTTGGCATTTTGTTGATTTTGGCTGCGGGGTATCTGTGGGGCATATATGGGACATAAAAAGGCCTCAAATAAACAGCAAAATCGAGATTAGGGATTTTTAGAAAAAATACAACCATCTGAAAAAACTTAGAAAACACCCAAAAACCCACAGAATAGTAAAAAACATCTATGAATTATGGATTTCAAGAGTCATTCAATCTAACTAATTGATAAATAAAAAATTAACTTTTCATCGCTTCGTTATGGGGCATGGTTGGGGCAAACTCGCTTAACTGTGTATTTAACAGCGTTACCTGCGCATTATTATTTTCTGACATCCATTTCCCGTACACCTGAAACACCATTTGCGCATCTGCATGGCCCATCTGGTTTGCAATGAATGCCGGGTTAGCTCCTGCTGTTAACGACCAGCAGGCATAAGTGTGTCTCGACTGATACGATTTGCGATGGCGGATTCCGGCACGCTTTACCGCTGCGTCCCACATCTGCCTTATTGAGTCAACGGTAAAATGGTCGCCATAATTTTTTACTTTCGCTGACACTTCAGGTTGAAAAACAAAGGTACATTTTTGTTTCTCTGTTCTGCCGAATTCTCTGAGGTGAACATCGATGATATGCTCTTTGCTCAGTCTCGTTAGTGCCATCTGACTCCGGAGAGCGTCGATTGCGGGCTTAATAAGGTGAATCACACGATTGGTTCCCGCCTGTGTTTTTGGTACTGTAAAACGGTCTTTTGCCAGATTTCTTCTGATTATCATTCTGCCATTGCGCAAGATGGTTGCGGTTTTTCTTCATCATTTTCTTCTTCTGTTTCCTGCTTAGCAGACAGTTCGCGGTTAACTTCTTCCAGGATATCTTTTTCCGGTGTATGTCGTGCAGCAGTGAGAGTTTCCTTGCTGGGGTTCTCGTGATCAGTCTCCGTTAAGTAGGCGTTGATATACCCCTGAAGGCGTCCCGGGTAGTGATAAAACTCAGGGTGAGCGCTCCGGATAAGTGCAAAAATAGCGGCGCGGGAATAGTCCAGAATACCCGGGGTTGCGCGAAGTGCTGCGGACCATTCTTTGAACGGACTTTCTCTTTTCAGGACGATTTCTTTTGCGCGACGATAAACGCTGCCCGGAATTTCATAAATATTAAAATCCATCGGAAGTGTGGCTGCTGCAATCTCCACATCCAGCGTATCGAAGGTGTGTACTAAATTCGGATTGCGATCGGTTTTGTTCCCGCCACCGGCATTTGCACCGGAAGCCGTACGGGTGATACGCGAAACACGATTTCCTTTCATCCACTCTTTTGTCAGCAGACCCCGATCAGTGTAGTCAGCGTCCAGGTATGCCTCGAAAAAAGCAGTTATCAGTCCCAGGTCTGAATTACCGGGATTAGGGAAAACTTTGTCTGTGTCGCGTACCAGTTTGTGAAGGTCGCGAATCTCCAGCGGGTCGAGCAGCTTTGTTTTGTGAGAAATGGCCAGGGCAGTAACAGCCGGCAGTTCTTCCGCCCGTGCTATATGTAATGCCTGAAGTTCTTCCCGTGCAACGTGCGTTACCGGTTTTTCGCTGCCATGTTGCGCAAGCCAGCGAATGGGCAGTTCCTGACCGGAAATCGGCAGGAGCATATTATCCTCAATCTCAGCCATGTCTTCGCCATTGACGTTGGTATTGTCAGAGCTGGCTGGTTTGTCCTGAACTGAGGGGGAAGGCGCTATAAATATCATTGTGATGCCATCTTCCCCGCCTTTTTCATAGCGGTTGCAGAATTCAGTATCGAACACACCTTCAGGCGGCAGGTCATTAACAATGGGCAAATTCACGCGAACAGGTTTTTTGAAATCCTCTTCGTCAAATCCAGCATCGTCCATTGCGACAACACCCCGTGATATTGCAACCGATAATTTTTTTGCTGTGCGCCAGTAAAAACCGCCTTTAATCCCAAGGCGTTTTCTGACTTTGTCATTTTTGGCTTCGTAATACAGTGCAATTTCTTCTTTATCAGTGCTCATTGATAAACCTCATAACTATTTTAAGGTTGTACGAATCCCTGCCATTGCTGGCATGCTTAATCAACGGGTATGGCGTTAATACGGCTGGCGGGTTATCCAGCCGGTATTTCGTTATTCAGGTACAGCGATACTTTGTTTAACGGGAGACATTCACCGGAAATTTTTTGCTCGTCTCTTGCCTGATGGCAGGATTCTTTACTGGCATAAATTCCGGTAATCACATTCTGTGGCTCACCTGTTATAAGAAAAACCGTCATCATCAGTGCAAATGCTGAAGTCATTGACGTTCTCCGAAAATACCAAGTTCAAGAAGGGCAATTCGGGAAAGTATGGAATTATCATTGAGCAGATAAGGCTCATATTTCCTCATATTAATGGCATCTTCAGTAAACTCCCGGTTACTGAGCAGAACACCAATATCAAAACAACCTTCAGACGTATTAACGTTTGGTAATAACGTTTCCATTATCGCGTCCTCAACAATGAATTTTGTGATGCAGTGCCTGGTGCCTCCAGGTGACGTTAACCAGTTAACAATTAACGTCGGGTTAGTTGATGCTCGTTACGCCAGTAAAAGACCGCCTTACTGCTTTAACTGTTCCGCGTGCGCATAGCCGCATTCACCGCATCACAAAATTCACTTTAAAAAGGGCGGATATCCATTTCCGCCGAATCACCAGAAAAGTGATAACAGAGGTTGTTGTGGCTGGGGTGTCACTTAAGCGTATGGTCAACCTGACAACCCGGTGTCCTCAACGGGGGAAGGAATAACCCCGCCATACTTACCGCCGCGCCATTTCGCGGATTGCCACAACCGGAAGCGCACGGTCGAATTAAATTTAACGACGGCTCTAAGGGAGAAGGACTTCGCCGTGCACTTTCGTGTTATGCCCTGACTTTTCAGGGATATATCCTTTCAGTAAACTGTCAGTGCCGGATTCTTATCTGTGTCCGGCGCACGACCACACGTAGCAGCGTGTTGGTCTCCATTTTTAATTCAGCCCTTAATGGAGGATAAAATGCCAAACAAACCATGCCCTGCCTGTAACGCTCTTTCTGGCTTTTTAGAGAAGGGCGGTTATTACATTTTTAACTGTCCAGAACATGTTGAATTTCATATATCAAAACTTGACAGTATCATTACAAAGCCAAATCAGTATCAGTCTGATTTACTGAATAAAGAGTTAAACGCCGCCCGAGATTAAGGGCGTAGTGGCCCATTAAAAATATTGCAAAGACCAACTATTGTTGAACTGGATTAAACCAGTAATTCTCTATTGCTCTTATTGTTACCATCGGATGATTGCCGGGGGTTATTTTAAGTTCGGGAGGAAAAGGCTCTCCATCAGCAGCCATCATTGAGTATGTGAAATCCGCCGACGCAGTCCCTTTCATGATAATTCCGAATTTTTCAAGTAATGAGAGCAGTTCCGGTAATCCTGTGTCATCTGAATAACTTTCCTCATAGAAAGAAGCGATTGCCGCAGGAGATGACAGTTCTCGCTCTGCAATTTTTTTGTAGTTTTCCAGAATTCTTTTTTTGAATACTTTTCCTCGACATGAAAACCCATCACCGAGGCAATCCGCTTTGCAGTTTCTTCAGTATTCTGGTTGTTTGTTACCGAAACAGAGTACAATCCGGTAAACGCATCGCGCACATTACGAGCCATATTATCAATGTATTTCTTCGTTGCAGATTCTAATTCAACTTCGTTCAGACGTTGGTGAAGTGCATGTGCTGCAATTTCCTGGATTTCTTTTAGTAAATCTTTAAATTCCATCTTTAACTCCGTTAGTCGTTAGATTTTGCCGAACTGGAAAGCGCCTGTTTAAACTCACTGAAGCTGAGAGCTTCCTCGCCTTCGGCAAGGCCTTCGAAGTATTCTTCGTAAGCCTTTTCCATGATTGTGTCGAAATCCATATCACTCACCTGAGTTTCTTTCCAGCCAGCGACGGGCACCATTTTCGGTTTTAAACGTTTTGCTTTTGGTATACGTCATCGCGGTGAACGTGCCGTCCTGGTTGGGGAACACGCCACATACCAGAGATTCGCTGTTGCCAAGATCGATAGTATCCATGCTGACCTCATTTCCCCTTAACGCCGGGTAGCGGAACTGTTTGCTGAGAACACCGTGCGGTGTCTTGATGGGTGGTAATTTAGTTTTCTCATGAATGTTGGTCAAGTATTTTTAATGAGAAAGCTCAATATTTAATGCAAAATAAAGCCAATACATTGAAATGTAAGGCTTTAAAATTTGTGAAGGGGGTTACTGATGTTTGTTACGTTTGCGAGCTTCTAGTAGCTCGGTGAATAGGCGATTAAAATTCTCAACGCGGGCACGGAGTTCGCTGATTTGTGCTTGCTGCTCTGATTTTGGAAGTGCGCGATACAATCGCAACATCTCCAACTCATCTTCCGATAAGTCTAAGGCGCTGTTGAGTGCAACTGGTGGATCTGGTGTTTTATCCTCGTCACCAAACAGTATCCAAGTTGGTGAACATTGCAATACCTCAGCCAGGCGATGCAAATTTTGCCCGCGCGGGGCTGTATGGTCGCTTTCCCATAGTGAAATTGATGAGCCAGATACGCCAGCGGCTTTGCTTAAATCGTTTTGACTTAAACCAACCTGTTTGCGTCTTTCTCTAATTCGTTGACCTAAAGTTTTCTCGTTCATATTTAGATATCTTAATCACCCTTGACTTGAGATTCCTTGAGTGATTACTATTGAGAAAACTCAACTTTGGAGGGGTGATGTTTAAATCAGACGTAATTAATTTTTATGGGACGAAAGCCAAAGTAGCGAAAGCTGCTGGTGTTGATCCATCTGCTGTTTCTCAATGGGGGGAACTGGTTCCTGAAGGTCGCGCGATGCGCCTGCAAGAGGCATCCGGCGGGGAACTTCAGTACGACCCCAAAGTTTATGACGAATATCGTAAGGCAAAGCGGGCGGGGCGGTTGAACAATGAAAATCACCACTGAACAGGTTTGTGAGGCTCTGGATACCTGGGTATGCCGACCAGGAATGACACAGGAGCAGGCGACGATATTAATCACGGAAGCATTCTGGGCTCTGAAAGAACGCCCGAACATCGATGTTCAACGCATCACGTTTAATGATGGCGAGGTTGATCAACGGGCACTGGGCGTTAACCGGGTGAAGATATTCGAACGCTGGAAAGCTATCGACACCAGAGATAAGCGGAACAAATTCACGGCGCTGATTCCGGCAATTATGGAGGCTATCCGGATCAGCGATTTCAGATTGTATTGTGAGATCAGTGATGGAAAAAGCATTACGTACATGATCGCCGGATTAAACAAAGAATATGGCGATGTGGTGGAGTCCGGGCTGCTTTTTGCGGATCCAGTTGTTGTGGAACGTGAGACTGACGAGCTTATAGAAAAAGCTATTGCTTTCAAGCATGCGTATCGTCAGCAGTATCAATATTACTTTGCAGATAAACAAATATCTGCCTGGGGGGCGTATGAGTATCGATGCACTACGATGGGCTAAAAAGGTGAAAACCGGCAGTTCATCCAGTAAGTCAGTATTGACCTGGCTTGCTGATATGTGCGGTGCCGATTTGTGTGCATACCCGTCTGTATCTGCACTGGCAGAAGTAACGGAACTGAACAAAAAGACTGTGCAGGACAGCTTACGACACCTGATGGAGATTGGGTTAATTGTTGATACCGGTGAGAGAAAAGGCAGAACAAAGCAAATTGTGGTGTACCGACTTATCGGTGTAGAAGAAAGTGTTGCCGAGCCTGAATACACCCAAAAACGGGAGTCTTTAAAGGTGGGTAAAATTGGTGCTGTTAATAAAAACAGTACCGAAAATGGTTATGTTTCAGCACAAAAGAGCCCCAAAAACGGAACTCTTTGTTGCATGGAAAATAACCAAAGACACCCAAATTTTCCATCAAAGACACCCAAAAACGGATCACGGAACCCAAAGGAACCCAAAGATCTAAACCCCACACATAACGCACGCGAGAGTGCTCCGACCAGTGAGCAGGAAGTTTTGTCGTTACAGGCAGCCCCCCATGTATTCCTGGATGGCCTGAGCGAACCCATCGGAAAATTTCCGATGACCGATAGCTGGTATCCGTCACGGGATTTTCGACGACGGGCTGCGTTGTGGGGGATGGCTTTGCCGGAGACAGAATTTACACCTGCTGAACTTGCCGCCTTCCGGGACTACTGGGCAGCGGAGGGGAAAGTGTTTACGCAGATTCAGTGGGAGCAGAAATTCGCCCGTCACGTAAATCACGTCAGGGCGCAGGTTAAACCAGTCAGCAAGGGGGTAAACCATGCAGCAGCACCAGGTGGCACCGCATCACGGGCAGTTCAGGAAATTCGGGCAGCACGTGAGCAGTGGGAACGTGAAAACGGATTTATCAGCGACGGAAACGGCCTGGAAGCTGTGGGAACTCATGGGGGAGGTTTATTCGAACCGCTGGATCCAGAAGAACGGGGCCGCACCTTCGAAGCTCTGGATTGCACAGATTGGCGCGATGACTGAGCAGCAAATCCGGCAGGTCTGCCGCCAGTGCATGGACCGCTGCCGGGCGGGTGAAACATGGCCTCCGGACCTGGCTGAGTTTGTGGCACTGATTTCGAAAAGCGGAGCCAATCCATTCGGTCTGACGGTGGATGCTGTGATGGAGGAGTACCGCCGCTGGCGCAATGAGTCCTGGCGATACGACGGAAGCGACAAATATCCGTGGCCTCAGCCTGTGCTGTATCACATTTGCCTCGAGATGCGTTCAAAGGGGATTGAGCGCCAGATGACCGAAGGGGAATTAAAACGGCTTGCAGAACGGCAACTGACGAAATGGGCAAAGCATGTTAGTAACGGCCTGAGCGTTCCGCCAGTCCGGCGACAACTGGCGGCCCCCAAACGCCCGTCGGGGCCAACGCCAATTGAGTTGCTGAAACAGGAATATGAACGCCGGAAAGCGGCTGGTTTTGTTTGAGTTGAGAAGTGATTTTTTACCGGGAGGAAATTTATGGAGACTGTTTTTGACGCACTGAAAGCGATGGGAAAAGCCACGTCGGTATAGCTGGCTGCGCGACTTGATATCAGTCGTGAAGAAGTACTGAACGAGCTGTGGGAACTGAAAAAGGCTGGCTTCGTTGATAAAAGCGTATACACCTGGCGTGTGGCTGATAACAACGTTCAGCAGGAACAGCCAGCGCCAGAAGAAACCACCACGGCAACAGAAGCGAAAATCTCAGAGTGCGATTTAACCGCGACGATTGAACAACGCGGACCACAAACGGCGGATGAACTGGCTACGCTGTTCGGTACAACATCCCGCAAAGTTGCTTCAACGCTGGCAATGGCAATCAGCAAAGGTCGTCTGATTCGCGTAAACCAGAACGGTAAAATTCGTTACTGCATACCAGGTGATAATTTACCAGCAGAGCCGAAAGTTGAATCGGTAGCGGAAACCGATGGTAAAGCCTTTCCTCAGCCAGCCGGTGTTGCGTTACCGGTACAGAAAGATGCAACACAGGAAGATATTAAAACAGAAACTGTGGCGGACATTGTGCAGTCGCTGCCATCGTTTACTGCAACGCGAGAAGATGATTTGATTTTGCCATCGCTGCATATGGCAAATCGCGAACTGCGTAGGGCGAAGAATCATGTCCAGAAGTGGGAGCGAGTCTGCGCCGCGCTGCGGGAGCTGAACAAGCACCGGGATATGGTTGCCGGGATTTGTCGGAAGTCCGGGCAATGAGCGGATGGTGCAGGCCTGAAATCATGATACTAACAATGAAGGTAAAATGCATCGGCAGTCTGATTGGTCGTAGTGAGGCGGCGGTCAGGATGAAAGCCCAGGTTAAGGGAATAAGCCTGATTCTGCGGGGTGATTTTCACCAGTCAACAAAATATCCGTAGCGCGATAACGGTCAAAAATTATGGCGCTGACACTTTTGTGCCACTGGAGATGACTGTACCTAAGTTCAGGGGAGAAGAACACGTCCGGTGGGATGGTCGGGCCAGATTTAAAGGGCAGGTCATGGCTCCAGCCTGTACGCTGGCAATGGAGGCTGCCTGGCGGGAAATTGATATGGGAACCACGCCACTCAGGGATTTACTGCCGGTCCAGAGAATAAATTCCTGTTACGGTTACACCACTGTGATCTTGCAAGTGCAGGAAAGTAGGTCTACACGGTAACGCGAGTGCGTGTAACTTTTGATGTCATTCCCGTAGAAACACCGGACAAATTTTCGCTGACAGGTCATGCAGAAGGTATAAATCTGCAGATTATGGACAATTACGGATATCCGGCAAGAGCCGGAAAAAGCATGCCGCCTCTAATTCTCAGTGGAAGATGGACTTGATTATACTCATTGCATTGTCAGAAATAGTTATCCATTAAAGGCTGGCTATTCCAAACAGGATGTTGATTACAAAAATGTAATCAACATGTAAGGTTTATACTCTTCAATATGCGTATAATTTTCCTTATTTTGTTGACTTTAAATAACAAGCTATGCACGAGGTAAAGTCGGATAAGTTTATCTGGATGTAATATATATTATTTGTAGTGTTTATAACTTTATTTCATGATAACCAATAAAAGGAGTTTTTTATGAGGAACATAATGGCAGGTTTTTTAATATTCCTGTCTTCTGCTGCTTATGCTGATATCAATCTGTATGGTCCTGGTGGCCCGCATACAGCCTTGCTTGATGCAGCCAAACTTTATGCCGAAAAAACAGGTATTATAGTGAACGTTCATTACGGCCCACAGAACAAATGGAATGAAGATGCCAAAAAAAATGCAGATATCTTGTTTGGCGCATCAGAACAATCTGCTCTGGCTATCATTCGGGACCATAAAGACAGCTTCAGTGAAAAAGATATTCAGCCTCTTTATCTGCGAAAAAGTATTTTACTGGTAAAGAAAGGTAATCCTAAAAATATCCGGAGTATTGACGACCTGACCAGACCTGGGATTGGCGTAATTGTTAATGATGGTGGTGGTACCAGTAATACATCAGGCACTGGCGTCTGGGAAGATATTGCCGGACGTAAAGGGAATATAGAAACTGTCGCCGCAATCCGAAAAAATATTATTTTATATGCGCCCAATAGCGGAACTGCACGTAAGGCTCTTGAGAATCAGCCTGGAGCAGATGTCTGGATAACCTGGGCTGACTGGGCAGCCAGTAATCCAGAAATTGGTGATGTCGTGGAAATAGCGCCAGACTACGTGATATGGCGTGATATGAACATTACAGTACGTCAGGATGCAAATGATGAAACCCGTCGATTTGCAGAATGGCTACAAACCGATGAAGCGGCGCCTGCATTCAAAAAATATGGCTGGACCAGGAAAGGCACTTGACATCCTCGTCCTTCAGGACGTGGATTCTTTTTCCGGATGCCGCGCCAGCGGCATGTAGGGGCAGCTCACAAAACGGAAAAAATTGTACGCTAAGCCTCGCCAGGTGAACTGAATTCATTCCGATATGGGAATTCCCATATCGGGCGAAAACGGTTTGCTGTAACGGCAGAGTTAAGTAGGATTGCTGCGGGTGCTTGAGGCTATCTGCCTCGGGCATGAACACCAACGGCAGATAGATAAAAGCCCCACCCGACTATAAATCGAAGTGAGGCCCCTATATGCTCGTCACATATAGATTGCCTCTTACGGACCGAAAGGTCAAGGAGAAGCAGGCTATGAAGCAGCAAAAGGCGATGTTAATCGCCCTGATCGTCATCTGTTTAATCGTCATAGTGACGGCACTGGTAACGAGGAAAGACCTCTGCGAGGTACGAATCCGAACCGGCCAGACGGAGGTCGCTGTCTTCACAGCTTACGAACCTGAGGAGTAAGAGACCAGGCGGGGGAGAAATCCCTCGCCACCTCTGATGTGTCAGGCATCCTCAACGCACCCGCACTTAACCCGCTTCGGCGGGTTTTTGTTTTTATTTTCAACGCGTTTGAAGTTCCGGACGGCGCCGGAATAGAATCAAAAATACTTAAGTAGCGCGCAGGGAGAAGAGGGATGGACCCCGAACAGGGGAGTGCTATTTATCTGGAAGGATTCTGTTGATGAGAATCGAAGAATTACGTGAAATTTTTAGTGAAGATGGCCTCTATACTGTGCGCGTTGAGAAGGGCGCTATTGTCAGCCACTGCCGTATTAAATGTTTACAGTCTCAACAAAGGAAGAGTGGAGCTGCGTTAATTCATTTTGTGGATGGGCTTGTGACGGATGGTTTTATTTTGCGTGCAAATGAATTTGTCACATCGTTGCCGTCTCTGAAAGAAGCTGGGATTAAGGCTGGTTTTTCTGCTTTTGAAGATTAGTGAATTCATCTACAATTCAGCGCAGGGCTGAACCCCTGTTGAGTAACACTGTGCCACCGGAGAAAGCCGATGGCGCAAAATTCCAGACTACACAATTCTGATAATTCAGCCGTCTTTGCCAGCAGGCACGGGCGGCGTTCTCATGCATTCAAATCTGACTGGTTCCGGCACGCCCCATGCACTGAAGAACAGGCCGAATGGCTGATTCAGAACTACCGCAGACGTGGGTATGAGTTTAGGAAAGCCCTCAGCCTCGATTATCGTCACTGGATAATCTA